TTCACAAAATTACCACCCTGACATTTCCAGCAAAGGAAGAGAAAAGCGAAGTCAATGAAATGGCTTATGGCTCTCGGTCATACGGCTGGGAGATAAGAAAAATGAATATCCACGAATTAAGAAAGAACCTTGAAGGCAAAGGTTTCCGAAACCTTGATAAAATCGACTTATTTAAAATGCGTCGTATATGGCTGGCTTATTCTTATGAATCCATGCTTATGAATGTGCATCACCTGACCGACTTCCCCGTGTCCATGATCTATTCCTTTTTCATTATTGAGGCAACCACATCAGGCGTTGAAACCGAACTTTGGCGTAAACACGCGAACGCTGGCGGCGTCAAGGCTTTGAAAAATCAAAAGTCGGTGACATACAAAACACGGGAGGTCATTCGCGGACGTGACAAATACATTCGCGCCAAGTTCATGAGCGCAAGCACCACGGAAGAAGGAATGAAACTTTGGGCGGGTGTTTTGAACTCAGGAAGATACGCGGAATGTAAAAAGGCAAATTACAAGATGAAAGGGATCAGGTTGTACGAAAGCATTTGTAAGTGCGTTTACAAAAGCGGTTATCACACGGATCGCGATTATAAATTCCGTGCATCTTTAATGGCTGAGTTCTGGGAGTTGAAAAAGAACCATTACCCGTTGAAAGGGAAAAGAGATGAATTTTAAATTATTTTGCATTTATTTTTGTAAATATTTTTTTGTTTAAATATTACTTTGTATATTTACATATCGAAACAACGAAACGATATTTCACACAACAAAAACAAACGTCATGATTTCAATTAACATTTTAGCTCCAAAATCAGAACTTAGAACATCTTTAAAATCTTACATGGCTGTAAAGAACGACCAGCCAGTTATCTTCAAAAAAACCGCAAACAAATTCTTTGCAGAAAATGGCATTGAATTACAAGATGCTGCGATGGTTATCGTAAAAGACGGTCTTTACTGGATGTTAAAGCACACAATGTACAAAGGCTACAAAGGTAAAAGAATCGAGGAGGCTTCATACCTTCCGATAGTTGACGTACAAGAGGAAGTAACAACTTCACCAGTAAGCGCAAAAGAAGTTTTTAATTCAATCAATTTTATCAACCCAACAAAAAACCATGTTAGCTCAGTTGGCTCTTATGTTAGCGAGGCAAGATTAGACGCAATAGCAACAAAAGTAAGTGAAATCAAATCTTACCTTCCTGAGGGTTCATTGGCTCTAAATATCTTAACAAGCCAGTCAACATTTACCGATAAGCAACTTTGGGTAATTGCTTATGCCCTTGTAAAAACTGATTACCGTCCATCTGCAACAAAGAAAGCAGATAAAAACGAGCTACCAACACGCCGCTTAAAATATGTTGACGGCAAATTTTTCACAGAAGAAATTGTTTACGCTTAATAATTGTTTCACAGGGCATCGCCCCCAGCTGCCCTAATTTTTTACACACAACAAAACAAATTAATCATGGAAAAGAATTTTAACAACGTTCAATTTAAATGGACATTCGAAAGTATTTCGGATAACATTCCCACAATCATGCTTTTAACCATTATCCTAACGTATGGCATCAACGCATATCTAACCGCCATTTTTCTCCCGATTGACTTTTGGCTTGCGATCATTGCCGCCAGTATTTTGCAACTTGGACGCTTCGCCGTTGTTTTCATGGACTTCTTGAATCCAACCAAAGGGCGAAGTACTTACCCACCAAAGATTGCCCTGGGCGCGACGCTTGTCGCCTTGGTTGAAATCTTCTTTGGGTTACAGGAAAAGTACGAAGGCGGCGAATTTATCACCATGTTTCTTTTCGTGGGAACCATCGTTGTTTTCGGTTACTTACTTGAAATCAACTTTGTTGACAAGGGCGTGGAGGCTTATGGCATCAATGCACCTGAGCCAAAGCCAAAGCGCAAAAGAAAACCACGCGTAAAGGTTGAGGCAAAAGAAAACAATGAAACCACGGGAACAACGGCAAAAAACTTTGTATCTTCATTTAAAACAATAACACTTTGAGGACATTGATAGGCGTTGACCCAGCGTTAAGAATAAAAGGAATGGCGGTTTGCATTATCGCAGACCGCACCATGATTTTCAAAAGGTATAAAAGGTTTGTCGATTTTATCGGCGACGTTATAACCTGGGTGACATACGAAAACCCGATTGTCTTAGTGGAAGATTCAAGCCTTCAGAATGTGACCTTTAATAATTCAATCAATCGCGCAATCCTTTCCCGAATGTCCCGAAACGTTGGCATGAATCAAGCCGCCTCAAGGATTGCTTATGAATGGATAAAGGAACATAACATTGAGGCGTACAATATTTCCCCAGAGGCAAAGGGTAAAAAGTTTAATAAAGACGTGTTTATGCGCGTGGTCGCAAGTGAGCGATTGAAATTTGAACCAGATTTTAAACCCGCCAAAATAAGTCAAGATGAAATCGATGCTTTCTTTCTTGCGCTTATGGCAAAAAATTATATTAAAAGATGATTTATATATGTAAAAATTGCAGCTCTGAATCAAACGACATGGATTTTGGAGAATGGTGCGAAAATTGCCTTGATATGTCAAGGGAAAAAATAATGCCTCAGGAAAGAGAATATACTCATGATTTGATATGGCAAAAATACCTGGAGGATAAATGCCCTGTTTGTGACGGCAAAGTAGATTCGGATTCGCATTATTCACACACCGAAAACGGCGGTAAATGTATGGCAAAGTATTTTGCTTGCGACAGTTGTTTTAGCCGCTATACTGTTGGATATAATAGAAGCAGGCAGCCAATAATGTGTGAAATAACTTGTAACACTGTGTATAAATAAAACAAAGAAACATGGAAAATAAAGAAACATGGAAAATAAAGAAACAAAAGCAAATGAATCGATAAATAGGATTCTTTATATGGATAATTACACATCTGAAGGTTTAACCAAACGTGAATACTTTGCAGCAATGGCAATGCAAGGAATAATAGCCAACAAAGATGGACTTGATATTAAAATTGAACGCATTGTTGAAAGTGCGGTCGACACGGCAGACGCCTTGATTGAGGAACTAAACAAAACAAAGTAAGATGAAAAATAACGAATTAACAGACGGCTTAACCCTTGAACAATGGAAGGAAGCGCAAAGATGTTTTAACGCCCGTCCAAAGCCTGTCCGCTTTGCCGACACGGTAAATAGCAAACAATCGGTAATAAATTTTTACTTGAATCCTTTGATTCCTGAGACAATGCCTACTTATCAGTCAATGAATAAAGAAAGAATGATAAGCATTTGTTACCAACTTTATCACTCAAAGGAAACCGATACTCTAAAAGAATCAGCCGCAAAGCTTATAAAACTTATAATTGATTGATTACTAATTTGTTGAATTGTTGATGTGTATATCGGGGCTGGCATTTGAACCAGCCCTTTTTTATTTAAAAGATTACCCCCTGCGTTTTCGCGTAATCAACCACCGCCCTTGCATGAGACAAAGCCAACGTATTTTGGAACACTGGGTCAAACATCATTAAAGCATCGTGGTAATTTGTAAAGAATCCATTTTCGCTCAATACCGCTGGCATATTTGTTTGAGTAATAACGAAAAAACTTTCTTCTTTGTCCTTATCCCCGTCCGTGGTATCCATGCGATAAACCCATTTAGGGAAAGCCTCCTGAACCTCGTTAAACAAGAACTCAGCGTAAATGTCCGACCTTGTTTTGCCCTTGCTCGTAAACACTTCAAATCCCCTTGCATTGGGCGAAGTCGCCGCGTTGCCGTGAATGCTGAGGTATAACGAATCTTCGTAATTTTTTGCGTTGATATTTGCCTTCGCCACGCGCTTTGCCAAAGTTAAATCCAAGACAGGATCGTAAACGCGCACCACAGGAAAGCCCCAGTCAATTAAATACTGCTCAATCTTTGCCGCAACGTCGCGGTTGAACACGCCCTCAAAGAACCACCCGTAACCATGGAACTTTGCGTTGTTATGCTGAGCGCACTTTGACGGATACGTGGTATAATTGTAAGGTAACTTTTTCTTTGCGTCAATACCTCCATGACCAGCGTCGATGAAGATGCAAAATTTAGATGCTTTCATATTTTGATATTTTTAAGGGCGATGTAAATCAATACACCGCCCTGATAGTCGCCCAAGGTAGCGATTCTTCTGCGCCTATAACTTGAATCCGATAAGGGCAAAAGCTGCCGATACCAAACCTAATTTTGCTGGCAATTTTACCTCAATCTCTTTTCCTGCACATTCCCTCGATGTCTCTTTAATCTTATCCCAAATGATTTGAGCCAACTGGACATATTCGCGCCACGTGAATTTTACTTTGTTGCCTTCCAAGTGTACATTGATTTCACTTGCAAGCTCCGCAAAGTTCATTGAGTAACAAGCCACGTCACCCATTGGCGACTTTATTCCGTCTGCATTTTTCAATGCTTCTTTTAAATTAGTCTGCATATTATTTATTTTAACGATTAAAAAAACGTGTTATTAAAACGCCCAAGTTTACGCCTGTGATGCGCTTTATATTTTCTGAAATAGAGTATAGCTCAACCGTTGCAATCAAGAACGCTGCCATGTACGTAATGTTGAATGGAAGGCTAAAAGTATTTCTTGCACCCTCGAATATAAGGATACCACAAAAATAAACGACGATTTTTTCCATTGTCCGGTAAAGCCCTTTACTATTTATCTTTTGCTGCTCTTTCCTTGCCGCAATGATTCCCGTCGCCATGTCGGCGAAAACAACGAAAACCGTAAAAATCAAGAATCCTTTAATCGGGACAAAGAAGGAAAATATCCATCCACAGCAAATGGCATACGTTATTTTCTCCCATCCAAGGTGCAAAAAGTTTATTAAGGTTGCTTTCATCGATTTGCTTTTAATTGCCTTAAAATTACTTTGCCATCCTGTGAAATATACCTGTTTTTTGCCTCCTCCCAATACAAATCAACAAATTGTCCTAATGCTGGATAACTTATTAATCTTATCGCAAACTTTGAAAATACAATAGCATTCTTTGCCGTTGAACCTTCAACAATGTACCTGAATGCACTTGTATTTTTATTGTAATTAAAGTCGACGGCTGCCGTTGTTCCAAGTGACGTTATCTGCCATTTGTTATCTGTGTAAAATGCCTCATGGTTTTTAAGAATTGTATCCAATGGATTTTTACCCGTCAATTCCAAAATGTTATTATTCTCCCTTATGGCTGCTGTTGTCTTTCTTCCAAAATCATAATAAGCCACAACCTTATCGGCAAAGTTATTTGCATTACTTTCAAAACTTGCCATGGCACCGTTGTACAACTGACTTGTATCACCAATAATAGATGCCTTTTCATAATAGCCGCCATCTGCATAATCAGCGCGGTAAATAAGGTAATAAGCATTGTCAATAATTTTGACATACGATGTGTCGAAAGTAATTGATTGCGCATTAAGCTGAGATATACAAAGTAATAAAAACAAAATCTTTTTCATGTTTATTTTTTTAGTTATTTAATTGCAAGCCAATAAATTTTTACTTCTTTACTTGCGGCTTCTGTTCCGTCTAAATTCCATGCTTGCACGGAAAAGGTTGTACTATTTTTTGTGTAAACCTCAAATAATATTTTATTACCCCCACCAATACCAGCCGAGGTAATTATAACCGATGAAGGATTTGAGCCAAGTCCATGAGTAACGGTAAATATCGCCGAGGGTGTCCCTGTTGTTGCCGTGGTTTCGCCTCGTGTCATTAAACCTGTTTGCGCTACGGTCGTAACCGTTCCAACCACGTTGCTCCCGTCTTTTCCAAGTAAACTTGTTGGCGTCGCCGTGGTTGTGGATAAAGTTACCGCGCCTGATATTGTCCCTCCAGTTTTTGGGTAATAAGTTGAACCAGCTGAAGAAGTAGTTAAATAGTCATTTCCGTCAACCGTTCCATCTGCTTTTAAAAATTCCGTAAATGAACCGCCTGATTTTATAAAACTATTTGCAGTTACGTTACTTGATACACCAACCGTGCCGTTTACCTCAAGTGTTCGAGTTGGCGCGTTTGTCCCAATACCCACCCTGTCCGTTGAGGCATCCACGAAAACCATATTTGCGTTTCCGTCGCTTTCAATGCGCGTGTCAAAGTCGCCAGAACCTTCGTTTAACACCGTGGCATTGTTTACGGTGAGTGCGCCTGTCAATGTCGTTGCACCTGTAACGCCGAGTGTGCCTCTTATGTCAAATTTGTAACTTGGCTCCATTGTTCCAACACCTATATTACCAGTTGTTTGAATAAACATTCTTGAAAAATCAATAGGATTAATATCACCAGACGGATTACCAGATGTAGTCATAAAATTTATACCTCCAAACGAAACTGCGCCTGAACTATTATTTACTCTTTGATATCCGAAAATTATCGCAGAAGGATTGAATAATGTTGTAGATGCTACTCTTTGTATTCTTTCATTACCTGTTCCAGCTTTAACATTATTTCCAAAAAAGGGACTTGATGTATTAAGCATTTTATCCCAACCAAATGATTGGTCACCACCTTCATTTTGTACAAATCTATTTCCATTTGTAAATAAATTCGCATCACCTAAAGTGCTTGTTGATGTAAATTTAGGTATATAATTTATTGTGCCTGTTCCAATAATTGGGTTGGTTAATTTTAATTGATAGGTTGAATCAGCTAAGCCCGTGCGAAGATATGTATTTGAATCAACGTCACCATTTGCTTTTAAAAATTCAGACGTTGCACCGCCTTGTTTAATAATTGTTCCAGCAGATAAAATAGGAGTTGTAATAGTGCCGCCTGTTTGAACATTTAAATTTCCATTTATATTTAAAGTGGCATTTATTGTTGATTCGCTATTTAGTGGTACATAAGTCGAAGCCGCCACGCCCGTGCGCAAATAATTTGTAAGCATGGAAGCCGTGTCGCTTACCAAAAGGGCAGCCGTTGTATCGCGCCAAAGCCCATTCGAATAATACAAACTTGATTTTTCCACGGGTGATGAAATAGCAAGGTCGTGAAGCTCACTTAATTTATAACCCGATGCTACGCGTATCGCTATTGTTCCATTGTTTGAAGATGAATTGATACAAAAGCCAATAGGCATATCAATGTTAGGCGCAACAGGTTCAACGTCTGTCCAAAAACCTGCCACCGTTGGCGAAGGGTAAAGGATCGCGCCAGCCGCAAAGGTATCGGTGTTAACTTGTCTTATTTTGCCAAATGAAATAACGTATCCGTCTTCCCCGTCTGTTAAATCATGAGCCGTTATTCCTAATAAATACTTTGCATCAATTGAGCCGTTGGCGATAAACTTATCAACGGTTATTCTCCCACTTGCGCCAACCGTGCCATTTGCATATACAAGGCTCCCCTTGGTTATGGTTGAGCCTGTTTGATTCTTAACAAGCCAAAAGTTTTTGAATCCAAGTTCATTTGGTACATTATCGTTTAATCCAAGTACTACCGTCGCCAAGTCACTATCCCATCGCATTTTTGCCGTATCGACGTTGTTTGTTGGTACATTAACGTTAAAAAACAATGAATCCACGGGCTGAGTGAAATTGTTGTTTATAATGATTGTATCGCCGTTGCTAAAAACCCAGCCGCCTTTTGTTTTAATATAATTATACTGAATGTTATTTACTGTATCAAGAATAAAATAAGCGTTATTTAATCCACTTGATTTTATTGCAACCGTGTCCGTCGCCCTTCCACGGTAAACAAGCCCGTCGCCCGTGGTTTGAAAACCAAGGCGTTGTTTGTTTCCCGTTGCTGGGTATTGGGCGAATAGGCTGAGGGAAAGGAATAAAAAAAGAATTGAAGGCAAAGTTTTTTTGCCTCCAATCTTCTTGATTATACTACTCCCCAGTTTAAGCAATACTTGTTTTACCAATATTTCACCAACGCGCC